GCCGGACTTGGCGTGTCAATCGAAATGTCGATCAATCGCCGGATCTGTCCCCAGTCGTTCACCCACGTATCGAACCGACCGTGAATCCAAGCGACGCGCAAGCACTTGAACAACATCGAACGGAATCTGTTTGCAAAATAATCCTGGTCAGATTCCCTTGCTTTGACAAATGGCGATTCGGAGACCAGCGTGGATGCGAAGTTACTGTTCGACGCATCGCCGCTTATCATGTATTCAGGCATCGACCAACGGACACCGATCCGCCGAAGAATAAAGCTGGCGACTTCGATAAAGATCGGACTCCGTAGATTTCCCATCGGTCCGGCGTGGTATATCTCGCCTTTTCCAAGGTCGATCCGTTCGCCCGGTCTGGCTTGTAGGACGTTTCTGGTTTGCGTTCCGGTTTGCGTAACAAGGTCGTTCATCCATACGGCATTGGCAGCGACGTTGCTTTCGATTGACGATTTGCTGACTCCTGCTGCGTGTTCGACGATATACCCGATAGCAGCCTGGACCGCCGCACCGGATCGCGTATTCCTTGCCAGCTTGTGTTCTCCCTCAAGATCCTGAATGACGGACCAATAATCGCTAATGCCTCTTGCGGCTGACCGACCGACATTGCGTTTGATGTGGTGGCAGAAACGTCCTTCGCCGTTGTCAAAGTATGGGCTTGGGTGGCTCGGATAGTAATCCCATTGCGACCCGCCGTCATCAAAGATGATGTGATACCCAGCCGGTCTGGCGTAGTCGAATCTGTTATGCCCGACAGGTAGCGCGTGGACGCCGAAGTGCCATTGACTTTCGGGAGAATCAATCCAACTCTCGATCCTGTGCGGATTCGCAGGTTCCGTCATTTGTTCGGGACTGGCAAGGTCTATACGGCAAACGCCATGCGGTCCCGGTTCGATCAGCAGCGGAACGTCTCCGTCTTCTCTTGAAGCATTATGTATTTCACGATCAAGGTCGCCGAACCATTCGTTCGTTTCCAGCGTGTCATCAACGACCCGTTGCAATTCGGCAACGAGTTCGACGGGAACATTCGACTCGATATCATCGCCGGTCGAGCGTGGAACGACGGTATAAGTCCAGTTTCTCCCTATCGTGTAATCGGCCAAGCGTTCCATTGCGCCGACTGCTATTGCCGTAAACGTCGCTAGGTTACGAGCCTGCGCACGGTGAATCTGCAAGTCCTGGTTCGTTGTATAAAACGGTGCCCAGCGTCCTTCCGAACGGTCTGCTATGTGGGATTGAAATCTGGCTACACCTCGCGGGCTTGTGTGCGGCCTAGTGCGATATTCCGAACTTATACCGGGTATGTCTTGCCAGGAGGTATCGTTATTGAATCCGTCGCTTTCAATCAGTTTGTTGACAGACTTCAATTCCAACCGACTGGCGGCCAGTTCAAGTTGTTGACGAGCCTCAATCAGTTTGGCGTTGATCTTGTCGGACGCAATCGGTTCGGTATCGACTATGTTATCAACCATTGATGTGTCTCCATGTATGATTAGCAGGACGAAAGGTCCGTGCGTTTCGTATTACATACAATTCCAAATCGGTGGACAACATGCAATACTGCCCTCCTGTTAAAGTCCGAAAAGACCTGAATCCTTGGCCGATTGCATGAGAGAGCTTCGCGGCGGACATGCTCGCTGATATTGACCGCCAGCGATGAATCGAATGCTACAGCAACAGTTTACATGCGCCGGAGGTCCGTCGACCACATCGCCCCAACATGATATATCAGTACCCGCCACCAACGGACAGAATGAACAATGCTGGCACGGGCCTAGCGTCCAGATTTGAAGCGTGTCTGTCCCGAACCGAACGAACGCTCCCTCCCGTTCTCCTTCCGTTCTAACCTTTGTGGTTTCTGTCGTTGCAATAGTTTGAATCCTGGAACTTCCGAATTCAGTCTTGGCCGCTTCTGCAATCTCGGATGCAGGTACGTCAATTCCTTTGTCGGTCTTGGCACGCCACTTCTCGCTTTTCCTCTCTAAGTTTCGCATCGTGGTTCGTATCGCCCGGTCAGCAACAAAACGAGATCGGTCTTTTGCGAATTGCTCCGCTCTATCTGACAAGGTTATCCCAGACTGCAACTTGTCGCTGCTTGTGATTCTGCCGAGTTTCGATGCGAAGCTAGTAAACATCAGTGCCATGATTACCGCCATTCGTTCCTCATTTTCTCGGCGCACTCGTTCAAAGAATTCATCTGGCACATTGTTGATATCTGGCGGTCGACCGAGCAGGGTTTCTAGTTCGCGTCGATGGGAAGCCGACAGTCTGCGAAGGCTGCCTCCGAACTTGGTTTCCAGTTGTTCACGTTGCGTAGGCATCTTCTGTCTCTTGCGTTGGTGTGGTCGGCAGTCCGTTCAATCGGAAATCCTGGATAACGTGAATCGCCTGGGCAAGCGCGTCTGGACCGTCGTCATGACGACTTGCGGGGAATGTCCTAAGTTGCTCAAGCAGTAACGAAACCCCAGGAGAGTTTCGGCGAAACCTAATCTTTCTTTCCGCGAGATACGGTGTAATGAACGCACGAATTCGCATTACCTTGTTCGATGTTTGAACGATTGGAATGATCGGAATCATCCAGCCGATGCCGCGAGTCTTGTCTTTGAAGATGACTGCCAACGCTTCCTGAAATGCGTTCGCCTCGATACTTAATGCAAGCGCCTGGAACTCTTCGCATATCGCCATCCCGTCTATAACCTGTCTGGTGATGTCCCTCCGTCGTAAATCTGCGTCAATGTAAAGGTTTCCGTCTGTCCCGAGTGACGCTTTGACAAAGGCTGAAAAGTCGCTCTTTTCGCTCTTTCCTAAACTTGGATCAAGTGACACCACTCGGAATTGACAGTCATGCCCTTTCGGCCATTCATCGAAATAGAACTTGTCGTGGTCGAAGTAATCCGTCGGCCATTCTACGTCAAGCACTTCCGGCGGGTCGCCTTGGTATAGTGCTTGAAACATCCAAGGATACCCTTGCATCTCCTGCCGCTTCCGTATCGCACCTAAGTCGGTCTTGTCGAACTTCCAAGGCCAAAGTGCTTCGCCCGGTTCCCTTCCTATCGGATCGTTTTCTTTGGCGAATGCCGGTAGGTAAAGTTGTTCCCATGTTTCATCGGTCGCATTCTCACAGATTCCTATAAGGTCTTTCCTATGCCATCTGGTTTCGACGATCAGTATTATAGCGTCAGGCGCTAACCGGCTGACGACGTCTCCCAGAAACGATTGCACATGCCTTACACGTATAGCTTCGGACAACGCATCCTCGACCTTGCCGAACTGATCGTCGATGATTACGCAGTCGGCACCGGCGCCCATTGTCCGGCTGCTTCCCAGACTCGAACATATCAATTCTCCGCTATCGTTTTCCGACCCCAATAGTTTCCAATGGTACCGCCCTTGGTAATCGGGATGGATTCGCAGTCCGAACAGTTCCGGCAATATCCGTTCGGCAATTGATCTTGCTCCGAGTCCTGCGCGACTGGCCATGCTTTCCGTGCCAGTGAACAACATCACGTTGTGCGTCGGGTGCCATCCTAAATACCAAGGCGGGAAAACTCTGCTGCACATCGTCGTCTTGCCGTGACGAGGAGGCATGTGAACCAGACCCCTCTTGATCTTTCGTTCGGCAAGCGACAAAAGGAAATCGTCTAGCGCCACGATGTGTGGAGCGATCTGGAAGTCATTGATTGCCCAGGCGGCAGTCAGCGCCGGGCTTGCTATTATTTCAACCTGATCAATCAAAGGAATGTCTGACATCGTCCATGCTTCACATCACGCTTACACTAAGAATGGGGATGTTGCCGTCTTCGTGCATCGACTTAAGGATACTGGGAAGGATTCGATGGAAGTGAACAAGGTGTTCCCAGGCCCACCATCTATCAAAATCGTACAGGATAGAATACGGGTTTAACTGTCCTATCGTTCCTGTTTCTGCCAGCCGGTCCCATTCACTTTCTGCCATTGTGTCCGTTGTCTCCTGCGCTCCCATTCCTTTTGTGTCCGTTGTTGTTGGTGGACTTTGTCGCTTGTCGCTTGTCGCGTAGGTACGAAACATACAGCGGATCTTTGCGAAGTTCGGCAGCAACTTCCGTCGCCGTTTGTTGGTTTCCGTCGTTGACTTCGATCTTGTCCGGAAATTCCTTGTCGATCATCTTGAACATTTGGGCTTGGTTATACCGGATCGCTGTCATCATTACTTTGACTGCCATCAATTGCTCGCGCGTCTTGGCGTTTACGACTACTTCCGATTCCGTTCCGTCTTCTCTTGTCACCTTCTTTCTGTATCGCCCGGTAAGTGCCAACTGGGTCGGCATGTCTAGCATGTGCTGCAATGCAACGTCTGGGACATTTACATTTGAATTGAGAACCATCTTGATCAATTGCAAATCCGAATTGATACCAGAAGTTCCGCCGGTTACCATTGTCATACTCATAGTGCCAGTTATCCTATTTGCTATTGTCTGTCATTTATGAGATGTGCCGTTTTCCCAGAAAAGTCTTCCCAGCGTTTAACAATTATATCGCAATATGATTGGCAGGCTTCCATGCCGTAGCATTTTCTGCTGGTCTTTTCACAAGCGATTAGCGTAGATCCAGATCCAAGGAATAAATCCAATACAACATTGCCCGACTTAAAATCTTCTAGTATTTCAACAATAAGAGAAGTCGGTTTTTGTGTTGGATGAACCTTGTTTCTTGATTCTATATCCCCGCCAAATAGCGTGTTGTTGTGTCTGTAGATTTTCTGTTTGTGCTTCTTCTTTGACCATGCCAATTCAAAACCACTTCCAAACATTCGGTCAAACTTTTCTTCTACTCTCTTATCCCAAACAAACCAACTGCCATCATCATCGATTGTTTTTGCATAATAATTCGCACCAAACCATACTTGCTCATCACAATCAATCCATGAAAATATCTTATAGTTGAATTTGATATTGTCACCTATGATTGACTTGTAGCACTTGTTACCGCTCTCCTTTGTGCTTGGCATCTTGGAATAGTCGGTATCAAGGTTTATCCCGTACGGCGGATCGGTCAGAACAATATCAATCTTAGTGCCATCCATCAAACGTGAGACATCCGATTTACTCGTTGCATCTCCGCATAACAAACGATGATCGCCCAACTCAAACAAGTCGCCTACCTTTGTCGTCGGTTCCCCTGGCACGTCGGGAACAATGTCGGGGTCTGTCTTAAAGTCTGTTATGGATTCGACTCGATTAACAAGGTCAGATAATTCAATATCATTGAATCCAACCGCTTCAAACAACGCTTTATCTTCAATCCGCAATTCGTTTAGCTGTCGGACCAGCGATCCATTATCCCATTCTGAAAACTGAGCTGAACGGTTATCTGCTATCGCGTATGCTTTCGCCTTGTCATCGTCCCAATCTTTTCTCCTAACAGCAATCAGTTCGTCCGGTGCGCCGTCAACGATTTTTACTTTGATGCCTAGCGCAGCAGCTTGTTCGACCGTACCATTTCCGGCTCGGACGACATTGTTGCCGTCGATTACAACCGAACGTCCAGGGCCAAACGTTTCAAGTGATTTCCTGATTGCATCCAAGTTCCGGTCTGGATGTGTCATCACGTTATTTGGGTCGAGAGTTATTTCCTGCGTGCTCATTTCATTACTCCTATGTGCTTATTTGGTGTTCCATTTTATTGCATGTAGTATTCTGGCAAGCGTATGTTCAGGCCAGTCGTCGAACCGTTGATCGTTCGGGGCTTCGATCTCGGGCCGCAGGATCGCCAGCAGCTCGGCCTTATGGGCCTTCATCCGGTCGGCCAGGTCTGGCGTCACCGCCGACCGGGGCGAGTACCGCAGTCGGTCGCCGTGGGCCTCTAGCTGGATTCCTAACCGGGCCAGGTCCACCATCAGATCGGAAGCGCTTTTCTCCGGATACACATGCGGCGGCGTTCCATTAAGTATCGACTCGCACTTGACTGATATCGTATCCAGCTTTTCTTTCGTCCATACACGCTTGGTTCCACCAGAATACGGAACGACCAACCCAGCTCGTAATAGGTATCCGGCAAGTGTACGTTCGGGATTCTCAGGATTGAACAGATCGCCTAGCCCTCTGCCGAACTT